ATACTCTCAAGTTCAGTTCTAAGTCTTAATATTTCACTATCTGACTTTTCTTTCTGCTTCTTAAGAACACCCTGAAAGTCTTCCTTCTTGATCAGTGTCTCTTCCTCAACTTGCTCTTTCAAGCTCTTGAGTGCGGTGTATTCATTCAAATCAACATTTTCATACTTCTTGTTAACTTGGGCAATACGCTTACCAATAAGATCATTCACTTCTTCTTGTGAAAACATCTTAGCGGCTTCAACCTGGGAGTCATTTGTTTGGCCTGTTGCTGTATCCCCAGTGTCTACAGTTTCAGTTTGCATCTCTGCACCATGATTATCAATTGTCATGTCAATATTCCTTTATTAAGTTTAGGGTTGGATACTAAAGTATCATACTTATTATACGTTTATTTATCCTTTTATTATTCCTCTACGGGCACCCAATAGTGTCTGCAATTGTATCCGCCTCTTACTACAAACGGATCACCTGGCTCTTTACCAGCCCATCCACTACCATCCCATAGATTTTGTATATCTTCTGCATTCATAATACTGCCTACCATTGATACACAAAAGGGTCTTGAAGTTGCCATAACACCACCTACATATTCAAACTCTTCTACGCCATTGCGTGTGGCTTGTGCTTTTGCATATGTGCCGTTATAACTTCCTACAACGTTGTCTACACTTGTGGTTAATTTAACAGCAATTGAACCTGCTGTGTTAACACTTCCTGGTAGTTTACGTTTTAGTTTGTTTGTTGCTTGTGCAACAACTGCCGCACTTGCTCCATCTTTAACTAACTTACGTAAATTACGTTGTTCACGTCTTACATCTGGATCTGTTGAATCCATTTGCACTCCGCTAATTCTTCCTCTTGCTTGTGCTACTAATGTTGCAGTTCCTATTCCTGCAACTGTGCCAAGCACTACTGTTTTTACAACATCTTCACCTGCTGATGACATTGTGTTACTTAGTTCTTCACTACTTAAATCTAATAGTTGACTTTGACTTTGATAGTCTTCTGGCCCAGCGGGCCGCTTACTCTGTGTCATAAAGTCTTCACTAATAGTTGTTAAAGGTTGTGCCGCATCCTTTACAGTCTGACTTTGCTCAGCAAAAGCTGCCAGTATTTGCGGTCTTACCATCTCTGGTGTAAGTTCTTGTGCTACAATATCAGCTACTCTATTTTCTAGTGCTTTGACATTATCAAGCACATCAGCTTTAATATTTGCTAATGCTTTATCAACAACTTTATCATGTTTTTTAACATTGAAAGCCAATTTTACTCACCCTCATGTTTGTAACCTAATGCACTTAGTTGTAAGTGTTGTTCTTCTGTTGTTACAACTGTGACTGCTCCAGTTTCTGGGTTAGTCATTTCATGTGGTTCAAATTCACCTTTGTCCATGTCTGCTATAATTTTACTTTGTAGTGCATCATCATCTACAGTAAGTGCAACTACTTGTTTGCTTATTTCATCTTGGAACATCTGGTTACTAACACCACTACTACGTGCTTTCATTAGGAAGTCTAGTTCTAAATGTTCATCTCTCATGTCAAATGTTTCTGGGTATTCTAAATGGAAGTCTTCTGGCATACCTAATGCTTGCCAATCTAACCAAATAATCCACATTTGATATTCTGTTTCTTTGAGTGTGTCAGCCATGTCTGATAGCTTTGCATTTAATAACTGTCTTTCCGTTTGTAATGCAACACCACTCATTGGTGATCCTGTTGTTGCCTGTATTGCACTTGTATGTGTCATACGCTTAATACTTGCAACACTGTTTTCTATTGCTTTTAGTATACTATCTGTTGTGCTTAAACTTGGTGACAACAAATAAGGTTTTAATCCTGGATCAACACTTTCATCTAAGTTAAGTATTGCACCAGCGCCTGCTACTGCGTCAGTTGAAGTTGGTTTTACCAGTGTTGGGTGTGAACTAATTCTCAAATGCTGTTCAACTTCACTTGCACAATTGTAAATAAATCTTTGTTGGTTAGCCACGTCTGCAACCATACTAAAGCCTACACCTTTAACAGGTGACTTTAGTGGAGCATGAAATACAAAAGGAATGTAACCTAATGGGTTAGCATAGTCTTCATGTTCTATTACTGCTTCTAAGTTGCCTTGATCATCTTTTGATACTTTGTATTTTTCTACATAGTCTTTATACCAACATGTAAATGTAACACACTCATCATTTTCTGATTCTCTTACTTTGATATGTGTAAGTTCCATTTTACCTGCAACATTACGTTCATATTCCCAATTGAGCACGTTTTGAGGAGTATACATTGCTGCATAAGCACGTATGCCTAGCTCTATTGCTTCAGCTTCTGTTTCTACTCTGTAACTTGGTTTGTCAATTAACATCCAAGTGCTTCCATGAACCATTGCCAAGTCATTAGCAGTTTTTAAGAAACTGTCCATGCTTTGTCCTTCTTGGTCTGTGTCATACAACCAAGCATTAACTAATGGGTTGTTGATTAACAATCCCAATTCTCTTTTTGGCAGTGTTCTAAACAAGAAACTTCTGTAAATGTCTACTGTAGTTTGCACATGGTTATCTAATGGCGTAGAGTCTAATCTCTTTCCATATTGGTCACCTGGACCAGTATTTTCACCCAAATACTGTGTTAAGTAACTACCACTTTTATACAATTCACCACCCACAAATGATTTGTAATGATAGTTAGCTTGTTTGGCTACTTCAGGGTAGTTTGGGTGATGTTGTTCTATTTGTTCTATTGTTAACATAATTATATTTTCCTTTATAAAGGTAGCACTTTCAACAGTGATCAATTGTTGAGTATATATGCATTATTTATCCTTTTAATGATGGCCCCATAGTTGTGGACTTCTGTTCACTTGTTCTGGTTTATCTCTTCTTATAGGGTTAATCCAATTCACAAGATACCCAAAAGCATCCATGGCATGGTCTAAGTTTCCGCTTTTATCTGGTATCCTAGTTCCTTCTTTATAAGTTTGTCCACTTATACATTTAATCAAATGTCTGCATTTAGGATCAACGTGTATTTTTACACTTCCATCTGTAGACATAAGACTTGCATTAACACTTGCAATTCTGTCCTTTACGGGTGGATTGATACTTTTAACTTTCAATACAAACCCTGCATTTCTTAATATGTGATGATCACTTGTATTTGAACTGGTCTTTCTAGCTTGTCCTGATGCATCTGGATAAATCCACATCCTGTTGTTTGGATATCTATTTAACAATTCCTCTGCCATTTCAAATGTATTTGATCCTTCCATAGCTATCTCATCTATAACACTTATTTCATTTCCGTTTATTCTTGTAATAATTGCAACAATTGGACTAACGTTAAAGTCCATTCCTACATGTAATATTTCATTCTTCTTAAATTCTACATCTTGTTTCTTAATATGAATGCTTGAATCCCAATTGTAATATATACTTCCTGCATAACTTTCAAAACTTGCTTCATACTCTTGTCTAAATGATTTCTCATCTAATTCATTGCGTGCTGATTCAATCTCTTCTGGTGGAACGTTCCCACCTTGTATTGTTGAATATTGAAACGCACTGTAATTCTCTTGTCCATGTGCACCTTGCCATAAGTCATAAATCCAACTACCTTTGCCCTGTGGAGTTGTAATAAACATAGCACCACCTTGTCTATCTGACAATGCTGGTCTACATACTTCTGTCCACATCTTCTGGTCTATCATAGCTGCTTCATCCATTACCAAGTAATCCATACTTACACCACGCAAGTTATCTGGGTTATCACCACTGCGTAAGTATATTCTACTATTATTAACTAATGTAATTTCTAAATTACTTTCATTAATCTTCTTAGCCCAACGGGCTCTTATAAATTTTTCCTTGATGTCATCCCACAAAATCTGGCGGCACATTTTGTATGTGGGTGCAACATAAAAGATCTTACTATTGGGAAACCTTGCATACTTGGCCATCTCATGCATTGATAACCAACTCTTTCCCCATCTTCTTCCTGCAACAACAACCTTAAATCTGTTTGGGTCATCACTTACTTCTTTTTGAACATCACTTAGAGGCATTTGATTTTCCATTTACATAAAGTCCAAACCAAGCTGCACCTGCACCAATCATTGTGCTAGTAAATGCTGCTTGAGCATTGTTTGGATCTGGCAAATCCATAAACCAATTAATAACCAAATAGAAACATATCATGTATGTTAGTATAAGCATCCTTGGTATTACTCTCCATGCGTCAAGTTGTGCGGGGGTTAGTTTCATTTATACTGCTGCCACAGTGTTAAATGTAGTCCAGAGCCAGTAACTGATTACAGCTATTGCCACAACCGCCCATACTCTTTTATCTTTTAAATATTTTTTCATGATATTTCCCCTTTGTTTACTTGCCGTATTTCTTCTTGCCTTTACCTTTTTTCTTATAAGCCATTTTTAATCATCCCTATTACTGTTGATATAACCAGTAAGCCTAATACCCACCATATTCTGTTGTCAATTTTTTCTATTGCTTTTGTTTGCTTACACATATCAGCTTCCAAGTGCTTCAAGTGGTTGTCTTTTATTGTGTCTATTGAATGTTTAATTTCCACAATATCTTTTGCGTTTTGTTCTGTGACTTCCGCCCACTTGTGTTCTGCTTGTTTGCTCATTGTAAGCTATCCTTTTAATAGTTAATCACTCCAAGGCAGGATAGTTCCTGCTTCCTCATCCAATGGAGCGTCTGTTTGATTTAACACATTCTTACCAAGCCATATCTGCATAGTAACATTGTTTTTCTCAATAGCGTTTCTCCACTGTGCTCTACGCAATGCAACTTTACCAATGGTTTTACCCTGTTCAATTACATCTTTGTAGTTTCTTTGTAGTGTATCTGTGCTTACACCTAATACATGGGCACATTCTTTTATTGTGCATTGTATTTCTAATAGGTTGCGTAACACTTTTACATCTATTTCTTTCTTTGGTGCACCTTTCTTTGGTGCTGCTTTTACCTGTTTGTCCTCAGTGTTGTCCGCATTTTCAATCATGGTAGATCTCCTTTATTAAGTTATGAACTGCCATTGATAGCCTTCATAAACTGCAAATCTTGCCTGGGTAGTATCTAATATTATTAATCCATCCCATTCTGGACCAACTAATGCTACTCCAGTTGTTCCGGCTGGTGCTGGTGCTGTAACTGTAAATGGGTTTACAGGTGAGGCACTTGGTGCACCCATATCTTCCCAGTCAGTATCACCATAACTCTGAACTTTTATTTCATCACCCACTACTGCGTAAGCTGGATCAAACCTAACTAAATCATCTTTTTGTGTTGTAGTATAACGTGGTAATCTCAATACTGTATTGATGTCAACTCTTGGTGCACCATAATTACTGGTTTGATCATTGACAATTTCAAAGTTGTTTACATCTAACTTCTGAGTCATTGGTGACTGAACACCGCCAATCTTTAATATGTTGTTTGATTCATCTCTAACATAGATATTAAAGTCTGCAGTGTTGATTGCCATTTCATTTGGCTCTAGATCACTTGTTGTTGGTGCTCCAC